TTGCGTCTAGTTCGGGAGGGGAAGGATATACCGGTATATTGGGTGATAACTCCAAAAAGTGAAATATTTTACACCTTTGATAAACAGTATTCTGATGACAAGTGGCAGAAGTTCAAGGATAAATGTCGTGTATTTGTTATTCCTTCCTCTAGCTTTGTGTTACTGGAGCGATTAGTATCGAAAATTCGTATGTTAAAAGAGCGAGGTCCGTGTATTCGGATTGGACACAAATGGTCGCGGGGTGGGATGGATGCGATTGCAGAATGTCTGGGTATAGGTCTTGAGAATTGTTTCGAAGCTTTGTTATGTGATGGCGATGTTGATAAGTTCGATATGCGAGTTAAAGGTTTCTTTGTTAACTTGTATTATAGTTCAATGCTTATTCATGAGGATCCTCGATCAGAGGACTATGAATTGAAGAAACGGATTATTCAGCAACTTATTAAGTCGATTATAGCTCGAGTGACACAGTTATTTGGTTCGGCCTGGTGCATACAGCGTGGCGGTGTCCCATCTGGTTGTTATAATACTTCACATATGGATTCTTGGGTTATGGCACTGTATTTTTGCCTTTTTTGTGTTGATCAAATATTAAAGGCACCTAAGGAACATAAGGAGCAGTTGGAGCGGGATTTCATTGACTTGGTCAAATTGATAGTTTACGGCGATGATCACGTATATAATAAAGGAAAAGGTCTTTCAGCGGCTTATTTCTCAGCTAAATTGTTTGCTGTATTTCTACAAGATTGCTTCGATGTTGAGTTGCGTGATGTTCGTGATGGGGTTCCCTTTTGTTCTCGTCAGCATTGTGGTTGGATAATAGGGGAACCTGGAATGATCTTTTTGCGCCATTATGCCCTAATAAATCGTAATAAGTCTAAGGGTCAAGCAAAGTTCTTGCCGTTTAGAGAGACTCGAGAGTATATAGCGAGAGCTGTTTGGGGTAGGGAGCCTAAGAATCGAGATATAGTTGATACGATGTTGTCAGTTTTAGGACACACGTATGGTACCCATGGCTCGAATCATGATGCGTATGTGTCACTCAGATTATTTTACGGCAATTTGCAGAAGCGAATTGTCGGTGATGGCAGTATCCCAGCGCAAGATTTGGTAGACCGCGTTGATCTTCATGATATTCGTAAGATGCGACAGCATGGTATTACCGTTGATGATCTTCGTATCGGGTTTCCTACTTGGGCTAATCTTCAGAAACGTAATGTCTATGATCGAACGTATCAGGATATAACTGTTGACTTTGATGATATAGATGATCTGTGTGATTTTGATGCAGGATTTTAATGAATCAACTAATGCCTGTGATGTGAGATAGGCGAAAACTGTTCGGCAC